AAGTCTGGGAATTCGTTCATCAATACCCAAGCTGTTGGTAGATAGTAAGTGTTGCCATATAACCACGCTAACCAAAGACGCTGTTCGTCATTATGTTCATATCTCTTATGTAGATAATTAGTCATCCATACAGCTGGGTCGCAGTCATCATACTTCAATGACCAGATCCACCAGCGAATAAACGCTTCTCTACAATTTTGCGGTAAACGATAATCCATTATACTAAAAATTCTTCTAATGATGGTTGATTCATTATTGCGTCACGCAACCAAGCATTACCAACTGCGTCAATTGCAGATTGTGTTTTTGCTTTCTTCTTAGCACTCCACGTATAAGACTCAAGTGCTTCTGCACGAAATTGTTCACGTGCTTTGTATGGAGGTAGTGCTTGTAGTGGATTTACGATGGCGTTGTTTCTGTAGGCAATTTGTTCGGCTCTCGTAGGAAATAGTGGCTGGTCAGATCTAAGAGAGCCTGTTGGATCGACTGCCCAGAAGATGAGACCATTTTTATTGTGCCATGTAACGGAAGATGGAGTGCATGAGATTTTGAGTCGTTGAGATTTTCTTTCTTCGACTGCATATTTGATCCATGCGTCCCAGCACTTTGATGCGTATCCATTTCCTTCTTTTCCTTCTAAAGTTACAATCTCATAAAGATTTGCATAACCATCTCGATTGTGTGTTGCAAAAATTAACGATACAACTTCACCATTATCTTCATATGCCAATGGTGGTGCTTTATCATAGTTATGAAAACGATACCATAATGAATGTGCAGCCGATAAGAACTTGGTGTTCTTACCAGCTGGACTGTTTTTAATTATTTCTTCTACTTTTGTAGAATTAACAAAATTCATAATGTTGTAAATCTTTTGCGTCTGTATCAACTTTCTCAATTAACATTGTTAGTTGATTATCAAATGTAATATAGTGATTCATTAAAACTTCCATTGGAGTTGCAGGAACCTCAGCACGTGCGGCAATATCAGCAGTAGATGTAATTATACATCCATTCTGAATGGAAGACAAATATAATGGACGTTTGCCATTACGATACAATCGTATTTTTCTATCCAAGTATAGTTCTACTACACCCATTGACATATGACTAAATTCTACCAGTGGATCGTTTGAATGTAGAACTAACTCGCTATCATTCTTTGTGATGCAATCGTAACCATATAACTCTTTCCAATTCTCAGGCAGTTCTTGCGTAATCACTCCGTTGTGAACAATGGCTTTCTCATTGTGATGCATTGGTTGATTGTACTCAAGATCACTGGTTGAATAACGACAGTGCCCAATCATATAAAGATTACCATCTTCTGCTACCATATTTTTTAGATTGTCGTCATGAAGATGTATGTCAACAAACTTGTCTGCTGACACTGGCTCTTTGATAGTAACTATCTCTTTACTCCAATTTGGTAGGAATGAGATACCAGTGGCATGCATTCCACGAATCTTAGACTCATGAAATATACGACGAATCATCGCAAAGTCTTGTTTGCTAGGATTCTGTAGGATAACTCCAATAACTGCGCACATTATCCGAAGAACTCCTCTAGTGATTGTTTCTCTTCTGCTAATGGGTGGTACTTTAACAATTCGTCACGACCAAGTTTGCTTTCGCAATAATCATACCACTCTTTAGATTCCCACATTGCTGGAGATACACCATTCCAAAGTGGTCGTTGTTCAGGATGTTCTTTATTATTTTTACGATGCTCAACAAAGTCATAGCGACAATCTTCGTATTCTTTAGAACCCAACTCAAGCATCTTCTCACGAAAGTACACAACCAAAGAAATTCTTTCTGCCACAGCGTCAAGCAATTCAATCTGAGTATTACCATGCATCACTTCGTGATTGTTAATTAGTAGTAGATCTCCAGGTCTTGGGTTCACTGCGACACGATACTCAGGTGCAACAAGATGACATCCACGATAATTACCATTGTTTGATAATGTCAGCAGATTAGAAAGACCAGAAGTTAGGTCACCTGCATCGTAGTGACATGCAGTTCTAAAAGATCTATTTACAGTGACAGTAGTAAATGGAGTTTCTGGAACTAAGAAACGAGGATCCATTTTCTTTGCTGCTTCCATCTGATTACCATATCTCCATGGCAACAGATCTTTGAAACCTTTTGCTAGAGATTGTAGGAATGGATATGCCATCGCAAACTTCTCTGGATAGTTTGCAGTATAAGATGTGGCACGACCAAAAGGAATGCGAGGATAACGATCGAACCATCCAGCAATACCAGAGAACACACCATTAGCATAAGTGGTCGCACAGACATACTTTTCAATCACTCGCTTCGCTTCTTCTTTTTGTTCTGAAGCAGATAGTTTCTTAGTTGTTTCTACCCAGTCTTCAAAAACAAAGTTGTCTTTCTTAACTGCAGAGATACCCCATACGTTGTTACGATTAGATGGAGATGGTTTCTTATTTTTGTGTGATGCACGAATCTCTTCAATCGGATCTTCACCAAACAGATTCGCTGCTGGATCCATAAAGTAATCTAGAATGTCGTACTCATACTCTGTAACCCATTCACGATTGCCAAGTTTCTCTGCACGTGGTCCAGCTGCAAGACCACGATTCTGCGTTTCAGTTGCAGCTTCACGAAGTCCAATGTATGCTTGATCCTGTTGCTCTTTAGTGAAGTAATTCTTACGAAACTTAAGAACAATTCGTTCTTCAGAATAGGTCAACTCTGGATGTCCTGGAATCTCTGGCATGTATACATCTGTATCTTCTTCAATAAGATGGTCATAATGCGACTCGTCAGGAAACTGACCCAACATATGAGTCATATCATATTTTTGTTTTGCTACAATAACCTTTACCATATCTTCTCCTAAAACTTAAATCCATCAAACGATTCTGCTCGTTGTCGTTTTCCAAAAGATGATTTGTCAAACATAGGAACATCATCGTCATCCTGTCCAGCATCTGCCAGTCCATCCTGTGCTGATGCTTCGGTATCATATAGTTTCATTTTTGCTCTATCAATACCAACTACGAATCGCTTGTAGAAACTAGGATCGTTGTAACGATTCTTCAACTGTTTTACAATAATCTGATTCAATGCTTCTAACTCTTCATTACTGACCAAAGCAAACATAAAGTCAGCAGTTGCAGGTAGACCAAAAGATTCAGAAGTATCTTCTAGTCCTGGATCACTGTTCGTGAAACCAGATCGAGTAGTTTGCGTAGCCGATACAATTGGAACATTATACTCAACTGCCAAACCTCTCAACTCTTCTGCGATTGCCTTAATATATGTATAAGAGTTAATACTTCCACCCTGTTTCATTCGCTGACTTGCACAAATATTCAGATAGTCAATGAAGATAATATCAGGTTTAAATTCACGCTTCAGTTTTAATTCCTCCAACAATGCACGGAAATGACCAGCATGTGCACCTGCTGTTGGATACTCTTTAATAATTAACTTACCCTGAGTCTTCTTAGAGATCTTTTCAATACGGCTCTCGTAAATATCTTTGTCAATAACTTTAAGTTCGTCCATGGTCAGATTTAAAAGATTCGCATCAATACGTTCAGCGATTCTTTCTTCTGCCATTTCCATAGTTATGTATAAAACATTTTTACCCTGATTCAAACAAGAACCAGCAACGTGACACATGAACAATGATTTACCAACACCAGTGCCAGCAAGTGCAATGTTTAGTGTTTTCTTGCTGAGTCCACCTTTGGTGATTTTGTTGAACATCTCCAAGTCGAAAGCAATCTTCTCTTCAACCCTGTGATAAAAATCATACCTCGCATCATGATCATCCAGATAGTCGTGACCAATATGACTATCAAATGAAACGGCAAGAGCATCAGATAGGATAGAAGGAATCGCATCTTTGGTGTGGACTTTGTCGTTTCCGTCAATGATTTTGATTGATGAGAGGATTGCATTATATACTGCCCTGTCTTTACAAAATTTCTCTGTGTTTTCTAATAACCATTCTTGATTGGTCGGTTCGTTTTGCAATGCACTGATATAGTCAGTGACCTCAATCAGTTCTTTATCATTAAGATCTTTTCTATTACCAACTTCGATTGAAAGAATTTCTTTGCTTGCAGCTTTGTTGTACTTGGTAAAGAAATCAATTATCTCATGTGCAAGAATAGATTCTTTACGATCTGCGAAATACTCTCTCTTAATAAATGGAACTACTTTACGGCAATACTGCTCATCATGAATCAGATTCGTTAGAATCTTTTGTTCTATTCTCATCAATCCCGCCTGTGTAAGACAAATTGTTTTCTTCAATTCCCTGATGAATTAGTTCTTCAAGGATTTTACCAATGTAAGTTTCAAAGGGTTTCATATCAGTCAAACCCTTGTTTGCACTATCAATAATTTCATATTCAAATGCTAATCGTACAGTATCGTTTGCTTCATCTTCATCAAAAGAAACTTTACCATACGTATACATTATACCCTCAAATGGACCAGCTGTCAACTTAATTGCGTGCATTCCATTATGTTTGTTTTCTAAAACAGAGTATGGATAATCAGTCATCTTCAAACTCTAATTCTTCTAATACCTTATCCAAATCATCGGACTTAATCATATCTCCGATACCCATTGCATACTTACCTTTGACAAAATCATAGAATGATTTGTCCATTAGAATTGGCATCCAGAAGTCTTTGGTCTCAGTTTCTTTGACACGATACTTTTTATCTTCACCAGCTTTTGCATACCAACCATTGGATGGTTTTACAACATGCCCTGATTCAAGAGCAAGATCAAGTAAGCCAGACCACCTGCTAATGCCACCATCAAAAGATACAGTAACAGGTATTTTAGATTTTTCTTTGACATATCGAGATTTTTCGACATTGATGATAAAATTATAGCCAACAACTTCAGTACCCTCCTTCTCTTGCTGGCGACCAAGAATAAAGATGTTATCTGCAGAATAGTAGGATCCAGTACCACCGCCAACGATATCTTTTGGATACAAACCGATCTCTTTATATGTATGATTCACTACAACCATAGGAATATCTTTAAGTGATAGATGTGGTGTAACCATACGGAACAGCGACTTCAGTTGCTTTGCACGACTCATGTCAGCGACTCCCTTACCTTCCAATGCATCTTCGACTTCTTTCTTTGATGCAAGGTTACCAATAGAGTCAACAACAATCATTAATCTGTCACCTCTTTCGAGGTTTTGCAATTGTTGCATAATGTCGAATTTGAGTAGTTCAACGTCTGTGATAGGAGTATGAAGTACTCTACCCGTATCAATACCAAACGTATCGAAATAAGATTGCGGAGTACCAAACTCAGAATCGTAGAATAAGAGTGCTGCATCTTCGTATTTGTCTAAGTAAGATTTTGCCATCAGCAACGAGAAGGCAGTTTTGAAGTGTTTACTTGGACCAGCCCACATTGTAAGTCCTGGAGTAAGACCACCATCAAGACGACCAGAGAGTGCCACATTGATGATAGGAATGCTTGTAGAAATCATATCCTTCTTTGTGAAGAATTTTGACTCCGATAAAATAGCAGAGTCTTTAATTGTGGTGTTCTTTTTAATTTTGTCTAGGATACCCATATCAACCTTTCAGAAATTCAAGTAATTGTTCTTCGTTCATCGCACCAACTTTTCTGCGAATCTCTTTTCCGTCTGCATCAACTACAATCATAGTTGGGACTGAACGAATCTTATGTTCTTGTGCAATAAAAATATTTTCATCGATGTTTACATTCTCGACTTCCATCGTGACTTTGTCACCTGCATTTTTGATAACTTGGGAAAGTCCTTTACATGGACCACACCAATCAGCATAAAATTTTAGCACTTTCATTTATATCTCCTATTATACAGTATGTTTGCTTGCAAGGCAATTATGGATTGTTTTTGGAATGAGGAACATCAAACACAAAGGTGATTCGAATGCAATCCCGAACATTTTTTGCACCATGTGATAATTTGTTATTGAACCAGATTAGATCTCCAGCCTCAACTGTTACAGTTTCTCCACCAACTGTGTAATCATATGCACCTTGTATTGCAAGATGATAACGATCTCTTGTTTGGTAGTACTCTCCAATATCGATATGTTGCCCAACTTCTCCACCTATCGGTAGTGATAAGAATCCGCATCGATCGAATTTCTTGAAATTCCTTTTTAAGAATCCAATAACTTCTGTGTGACGATGATACGCTGGTGTCTCGGCAGATGTTTGACTATCTCCAACATATTGTTCTAGGTTTTGAACAGTGCCAATCTTTAATTGTAACACACCTGCTTGAACAGCAGGGAATCCAAACTCGTTTACCAGATCGTGAACCCCATCAATCTCTTTTTGCGCACCCCAATCCTCTGGGTATTGTTGCAGTTGTTTTAATATCTTTGAGACATTGATGCCTCTTTTAATAACTCTAATGTTAGCCAAAGAAATCCTCCAATGAGGTTTCCTCTTGTGTCTTCCAACCAAGTGGTTCAATTACGATCTGAAGAGCATCAAGGAAAACTTTCTCGAATTGTTTATCGTAATCTATGTATGTTTCCAATTCTAGTTCCTTTGGGAGATTCTGGCTAAATGCAATCACATCTTCCTGAATAGGATTTGGTGTTCGCAGATAAACAAACTTAATCTTATCTCCATCACGAATTGCTTGATACTTTTTATCCAGACCAAGTCGTTTACAATGATGATTATAAAGCAATGCACCACGAACATGAATTGGTGTTCCCTTTGCATAAATTGGAGAACCAGCATACTGTTTCATACCATTCACACCACGAGGAAATGCCACTTCATGTACTGG